GGTTTCAAATACAAAGGATTGATAGTTACAACCTAATAAAAAAATAATAAAAACCCTGTAACCTTTTTACACGTAATGTGGTCTAATCTGCATGGAAAACAAAAACACTATCACAATGATGATTGGAGCCAGTGGGTCTGGTAAATCTAGGCACTGTAATAAAGCGGCTAAAGATATGAATGCTTTTATTATTGACCCTGATTCAATTAAGTTACAACTGAATAAGCAGATGCCATTAGATAAAGAGACTAATGCAAATCTGCACCCTGAAGCATCTCAATTAGCAGCCAGTTTATTAGGGTCCTATTTTGCAGATGCTGAAGAATTTAAGCAGAGATATAACTGCGAGTCGGTCATATTTGATAACCGCGGTAAAGATTTAACCAAGGTACTAAAAAGGATTTCAATGGCTGAAGCTGCAGGGCTTGAAGTTAAATTCATAATAGTTGAAAATGATGTGCTGAATTGTGTCCTTAATGTTGCAATCAGGAATCGTAAAAGCAAAAGAAGCATGAAGCTTCTGGAAGTAGTCCGAGCCTATAAAGGGACCCATGCGACAATAGAATTTTTGAAGTCCCAAGAATCCATAGATACAAAAATAGTCCAGGGATATAAGAGAATAAAATTTCATAAACTATGTAACTTTTTGACAAGGTGCGTAGTCTAATGAATATGGAAAGCAAAAGGAAGGTAGATAATAAAATGGCTAGGACACCATGGAAAATAGGAGACATAGCAAAATATGCAGCAGCTGGAGATAAAGCAGCTAAAGCAGGAACACCTAAAGAAGGGGATGAATACACCAGCTTGACTTATGCAGGGCTAATCATGCTAGTTGCAATGGATGAGCTAGAGAACAAGGGATATAAATTAATAAAGGAAGGTAAGTAATGTCTATCCAGGTAGGAGAAATGATTGCTGTTAAGACTGAAGATTTAACAGCGGAGGATGTCAAACAAATAGAGATAGCGTTGGTAAATACAGCGGCTACCTTTACAACATTTGATAATTATATGTATTCATATTTGATACAGGAAGGTGAGTAATGAACGAAGGTAAGGTAGCAGTAGAAGTAGCAATCACAAAGACTTATGTTATAAACAACTTGCAACGCAATGAAGTTTATGACTTAGTTAATGATGAGCATACACAATCTATATATTTAGAAGATATTAAGGCAGGAAATTTAGACCATGAATTTGTTAATGAAAAGATAGAGATGGTAAGCACAATGGAAGGAGAGTAATGGGAGCTGGTGATTGTTATCCTGCTGCGTTCAAGGCTATAAACAGCAGCAAGTTTAATGATGATTGGATTGTGGTCCATGCTTTAAGAGATATCTTTGAAGGTGGTGAACACTATGGAGGACACGCATTCTTATTGAATAAGAAAACCAAAACTGTTTATGATAGTTCAATCAGTGCAAAATATATTGATGGTTCTGTTGATGGTGTTGTTGATGGGATGCCGCTTGATGAGTACGTAGAAAAAACATTCTTGCTAACCGAGGGTAAATATGTTTGGAAGGAATACACTCTGAAAGAATTAAACGAGATAACTTTTGAACACATGGTACACACACCATTTGATTTAGCTAAGGAACAGTGGAGCTTAGCGAGTAAAGATGAGGAGTTTGCTAAGAGATTCCCTGGATTCAGTAGCTATAAGGAATACATGCAAGAGTATTTCATCCCAACATTCTGTCCAACACAACATGAACACAATAAAAAAAATAAAAAACATGTAACCAAATTGGAGAAGGTTGAGTCTAATAAGTGATGGTAAAAAAGGAAGGTAAATAAATGAGTGCTCAAGGAGTGTTCATCATTGATGATGAAGTAGGTTTTGAACAGAGACCTAAGAGTAAAAAGCAATTAAAAGATTTAATTGCAGCTGGTAAATTAAATACTATTTATGTTGAAGCAGTTAATCTGATTGGACCTGAACAGTATGCTGGACCAGTTACTAAAGAGATACTAGAAGAGCAAGGGGAAATAACTTTTGTTGGACCAAGTCCTTACAATGCAAGAAATTTCTTTGGTCAATTCTATGTTGATAAGAAGGGGGCAGTCAATGTCAAGTGAACCAATAGAGATTACCTGGGAGGATATCTTTGGTAATGAAGTTAAGACAGAGACCTATGACTTGAATAAGAAAACAGGCAAGGAAGTTACAACAACTCCAGAAGATTTTATGAAACATATTGCCGAAGATATAAAAAAATATCAAGAGTTTCAAAAGAAACTTGCTAAGTACGAAGAGGAGGATAATGCTAAAGACTAGAGAATATATGGTAGGACAAGAGGACTACGAAAAGGTAGAGCAAACATTAACCAACATACCAGAGGATGAGGTCCTGGTTCTGGTTAATAAAACAAAACTGGTTGCTATTGCCTGGAGTGGTAAGAAAAATAAACCAGATTGGAATTATAAATTCAGAGATAAAAAACAAATGGATAAATATATTTCTGATTACTTCTGCAAGGTAGAGATGGCTAAAGAATATAAAGCTGAACAGAAATTAAAGAAGGAGAATGAAAAGGCAGAGTTCTTTGAATCAATTAAAGTTGGAGACATCTTTGTTGATAGCTGGGGTTATGACCAGACCAACATAGATTTCTATTTAGTTACTAAGAAATTAAAAGCATCAATCAAGATAGTCAAGATTGGTAGCAAGGTAGTAGCAACAAGCATAGGTTCAGAAAAAGTAGTTCCAGTTCCAGATGCGGTAATAGGTGAAGAGAAAACCAAGGTGCCACAAGATGGATATATAAGAACGCATAGCTTCAGTACTGCTAGGTTATGGGATGGTAAGCCAAGGCATGAGACAGCTTCAGGATGGGGACATTAAAGATGGCTAGATTAATAGGTAAGTATCGTAACAATAAACCTATTCCGACAGAGAAGGAAGAAAATAAGTTACGTATGATACATGAACAGGAACCAGTGCCAATGGATTCTGATGAAGATGAAGTGTTTAAAGAATGGAAGTGGGTAGAAATTAAACACAGATGTAAACACATAGTCTCTCAAAGCATACACTATGATAAGCCAGGGGATGTGATTATTGAATCAGATAGAAGAAGTAAGTTGTTATGTCCTGATTGTATTGAGAATCAGTTAGAAGAAATAGGTAAAGATTATGTCTAGCCTAAAGGAAATATTATTTCAAGGGTGGTCCAGTACCTGGCATATATTAATCAGTAAGGAATCACCCAAATCAAAGTTCGGTTATTTTATGTTTCATATTGTAGGAATACTTAACAACATACAAGCTAAATATTTCTACAAACAATGGAGAAAGGAAAGAAGATTCACGATACAAGGTGGGGTATTTGTTATTGAATGGAATGAGTATTGGTTTTATTTAATAAACAAATGGCTTACTTATTATGAAGATAATTAAGGAAGGTAAGGAATGAAATTAAATAGGAAGCAAATGGAAATAATTAGTGTAAAAAAAGACACCTATGCTGATTGGTTGTTAAACAAACATTATGCAAAAAGATTATGCAGCGTTAGTTATGCTTTTGGTTTGTATTTAAACAAAGAAATAAAAGGTGTAATAACATTTGGTATGCCACCTAGTCCAACTTTAGCTAAATCAATTTGTGGCGAAGAATTTAAAAAAGACGTACTTGAACTGAATAGATTAGTTACAAATGATGATTTACCTAAAAATACATTAAGTCAATTTGTAAGTAAATCAATAAAACTTTTGCCACAACCAAAAATAATTGTTTCATTTGCAGACGCAAACGTTGGACACGCTGGTTACATCTATCAAGCAACAAACTTTATTTATACAGGACAGAGTTCAAACACTAAACAATGGGTAGATAAATATGGTAAAGAATTTCATTTTAGGAATATTGGACATTATCAAAAAAACAATAAATTAAATGTAAAATTAGTGAAACGTAGGAGTAATGAAAGCGATATAAATTATTTAGAAATTGCTAATTATTTAAGAAACAATAGAAATGGTTATAAAATAAAAGATATAGATAAACATTTTGGTTACAAAGACACAGCTGCACATTGGTTTAGGACAGATAAAAGTGGTTTTAGTTATCCAAGCGTTGACGATTGGTTAATTTTAAAAAAAATATTAAATTTTGATTATACTTACGATAATTTAATGACACAATATAAAATGGTTGCTAATCCACAAGAGATAATTAAAAAATTAGGATTAAAACAAATTAGTATTTTAGGTAAACACAGATATATATATTTTTCTGGTAACAAAACAGTAGTTAAAAAATATAAAAAAAGTTTAAAGTTAGTGCAACATAAGTATCCAAAATGAAGCAACTTGAAATAATTAAGGAAGGTAAGGAATGAAATTAAATAGGAAGCAAAGAAGAAAATTAAAAAGCAAGAAAAAAGGTAGTGCTTTAAATGCAAATACAAAGAACGTATCACCTGCATTAGAAATATTACAGGAAGGATAGTAATGGATGCAGCATACTTTAAAGACAAGGTCCCTATACCAATGTTTAAAAGTCAGAGAGCTAAAGTTGAGTGGGCATTGCAACAAGCAAGGGCAATGAATGAATCAACAGTCAGTTCAAATGAATTTGTTTACACGTTTGGAATACCAAGGATATCTTCACACATTCACCAGCTAAGGCAGGAAGGATGGGTAATAGATAACATAGCATCTCATGGCAAGACAGCTAAATATAAATTGGTTCGTACTCCTGGTGAGTATGACCCAGAAGTAGATAACAGAATACAGATTGGAGAGTTATAAATGTGTAGTGTACAAGGATTCATTATACTAACAGGGTTCTCTGTCCTTATGGGTACTGTACTCATAGGTCTATATGCAATGTATGGACAGTGGAGAGAATTAAGACACGCAAAAAAACAACAACAAAACTTATACAAATAATATATTAGTTGTATATAATGGTTACTAATAGATGTACCAGGAGGTAACATTGAAACAGACTTGGATGTGTATGTACTGCGGCAAAGCATTAAGCATAGTAAGTGCAAAGCAATTATGTTTAAATACAATGTGCAAACTATTCAGAGTTCCACAGGTTAAGCTAGAAGAATCTGTCTCTTAGTAACAATATAATATAATAGGAAGGAAGGAAGAGTGCGTAATAAAAAACGCAAGTGGAAAAACAAACACTTAAATAGTTTGATGGCTGACATGGGTAGCCCAGAGTTAGACATCAAAGCAACACTAGAAGAATTTAAAGTCAGTCAGAACAAAAGAACTAGAATGTGTGTTGAGTGTGGAGTTACACTTAATAAGAATCAAAAGAGTATGTACTGTACTGAATGTTTAATAGAGGTATATGAGTTATGAATCTACCAAGTTTAGAAGAGATGATGTATAAAGAATTAAAGGAAATATCCAAGCGTATTAAAGATGACACTAAGTTACGTAACAATATGGTTGGACATTTATTTAATAGTAGAGAAGATACAGGCATGACTGTTGAGACAATAGCTAAGGCAGCTGGAGTCTCTCGCAAACATGCCTACACAATAGCAAGTAAGGAAGGTAAGTAATGGCTAAGTTTAACTTAGATAACTATGAGTTAGTAGAAGATAGATTAAAAAAATTCTGGAAGGATAATCCTAATGGGAGAATCAATACAGATGTGGTAAGCAGTTCAGATGATGGGACCATGGTCATAGTCAAGGCAGAACTATACCTTGATAAGGATGACACAACACCAGTATCAAGTGGACTAGCCCAGGAGACTAAAGGTCTTGGTGGGTTTGCTAATAAAGAAGCATGGCTTGAGAACTGTGAGTCCAGTGCAATAGGTAGAGCACTAGCTAACTGGAAGTACCAGTGTAACAAGAAGCCTAGACCTACACAAGAAGAGATGAAGAAGGTAGTTGAAGTTGAAAGTGTACCAGTAGTTAAACCATCTAAAGAAGAACAAAAGAAAATGGAAGATGTAGTTAATGAAATGGTAGCTGAACCGAAAGAACCAACGAGGGTTTCTGATGCCTCCCCAACTTATGACAGTGAGCTGGAGTTAAAAGATATTATCTTTGATTTATGTGGTCAAGAAGCAGCCTTTGCCAGGAAAGCCTGGGACTTTACTCTAGCTAAAGTAAATCTTAAGAAGGGATTTCCTAAAGAGTTCTTTGATTATACTGATGACAATGAAAAAACTTTCATTGAAGAAGCATCTAAGTTTATTGACAAGCACAGAGCAGAGTTCAAGAACAGGAAGGCTAACTCACAAGTAATTAATGAAGTGATTGAAGTCTTTGATGGAGATGTTGAAGTAAAAGAAATAGAAGGAGAAGAAGATATGAGTGATGTACCTAGCGGTAAGTGGGAAGGTGAACCACCTTCAGACAAACAAGTAAGAATACTTGAAGAGAAGATAAAGGATGCTATTGATGCTGGTAATGATGAGTTAGCTGCTAAAGCTAAAACATTTTTAAATAGCGGTGAAGCAACTAAGAAAAATATATTTGATTGGATTAATACTGATGGTGATTGGTCCTTAAAGGATGGTTCTTAATGAGTGATTTATCTGTATCAGAAGCAAGTGAAGTAACTTTATTACAAGAGTTACTAACTAGAAAAACAGAGAATGGTCATCACTTGTTTAAAGAATCATCTATAACTAACAAGGAAGGTAAGGTACAGCTGTTAGGAATCATGGCTAATGTTGAGATGACACTAACACCTAAGCCTAAAGAAGAAGGAGAAAAGGAAGAGGAGTAATACAGTATGGTACACGACATGCTTATTGAAGAAAATATAAAAGCATCTAAGATGTGGGAGGTTAATAACCCTAGGGTCCATGGAATACTACGCAATCTAATGCTTATGATTACTAATTCAGATACTATATCTGATAACGCAGCACATGAGATATTCGGATATGTTATTAGTTTAATCCAGGCTTATGGGGATAAAGATTTTAAAGTTCCAATAGGTGAATTTGATTTAGGATATCAGAAAAAGTAATGGCATACGTGAGAAAATGTAGGATGTGCGAAAAAAATATTCATAGTTGGCATGAAATAAGATTTGGTACTAAATGGGAAGTCTATGATTATTACCATTATCATTGCCAAGACTATGCGAAAAGACATAGAATACCATTAGACAGAAGGAGAGCAGAAGTTCCTAGCAATATGAATGAGTAATAACTTTACTCACAAAGCTAGGAGGTTGTTATGTCAAGAATATAACAACAAAAAAGAACCCACCCTTTTGCCCTAGGGTGGGTTTCTTTATAGAACCTTTAAGTTATCCCATCCTTTTTTATTTACAGTTAGAGTAAGCACTCCAGGATGGGACCATAGTCCAGTCCTTGCAGTAAAATCTATTGACTTATCTAATGAGGGACATTGGAACCAGGTCCTATCTCCCTGCTGCTTGGCTCTGAAGTGATGGTAGTGTGCGGTGATTAACAGCTGACATTCTCCTGCTTCCTGGAATCCATACATCTGTCCCTTCCACCAGTTCTCTATCTTATTTTCTGGGTTACCTCCTGGTCCACCTTGCATATGTCCATGACTTAGACCAGTCTTAATTCCTTTTATGTTTAATACCTGGTGAAATCCATCAGCTACATCTACCTTAACCTGCTTGTATCTCTTAGGATTAGCTGCCATTATCTCACCACATATCTCCAGGTGCATTGTATCTGAATTATCCAGGCGGTTAGTAGTAACCTGACCCTTACCTGACCTGGACATTTCTCCATGGTTACCAGGTACACCTGCAAGTATTAGCTTATCAGCTAAAGGTAAGAAGGTATCTATTGTTTTCATTAGCATAGCTCTTGCTAGTGCGTACTGTTCTTTCAATGTGAGTTCAATATTAAATGCTTGGCTATCATAGAAGCCATAACAATTCTCTGTTAAATCACCGAGTCCTAATATATATATCTCATCTATTAATACACCAGCTTTACGTAGTTCATGTATTCTATTTACTCCATCTTGTAAAGCAATGTCATATCTTTTGATTGTGTTCTCAACTCCCAGGTCTTGCTTACCTAATTGCCAATCACTACACAACCAAAGGAATGCTGTATCTCCACCATTATATTTAGGTTTAGCTGGTGGTTTCTTCTTAGCTTGTTTGAATAATTCTTTAAAGTATTTATCTTGCCCAGGTCTTTTCTTTTTTACTACACCTTTAAAGGCATAGAATGTTTCAACAGTTCCACCTTTAAGCTGGGTATTCCAGGAGGATGCACGTACTGTATCTACTATCTCATATAACTCTGGATTAAATCCCCATCCACGTAATATATCATCAAATTTATTACGATAGTTAGGGTCTGTTCCAACGTGGGTAATCTCACCTAACCCAGTTGATTCGTTTAGTTCTAGTCCTGGTTGCCATCCTGATTTGTAGAAGTTATTACCCCACTCTTCAGGAATCTTTTTCTTTTGTGTAATATCTAACCTCCCTGTCTATCCATTATAAACAGCTTGATTAAGGTTATCTGTTACTTAGTTATTTGTTTCTTAGCGTATGTCTTGATAACTGCTAGTGCAGCTCCTCCACCAGATAATGCTGCTAACTGAATTACTTCAGCGTCAACACCAACTAATGGTGCAACTGTTAGGGCGCCAATAAAACATTCTATGAATGTCCAAACGCACCTTTCAATCATATCTTTAAGCTCTTCACTCAATTTATACTCCCACGAATCGGACCAAGGTGTCCACCAAACATCTTTCTTAAATGTACCATCTTGGTTTCTTGCTCTTTTGAATTTTTCAAACATTATGTTATATTCTTTCCTTTAATATTAGCATCTAACTTAATCATAAATCCTTTTATCTCACTTAACTTCTCCATAATTATTTCATTTGTATCAGGAGTTGTGCTATCAGCAGAAGGAGTATCTAAATTAATCTTGCTGTACTCTATAGTTACATCATTACCTTTAAGTAATTCACCTGCTACTTTAGGATAGAATCTTTTGTAAGCAGCAACACTACTACCAACAAAACCATCTTGACTAACATCTAAATCTTGTTGTGTGTTTCCTAAAATTAAACAGCCGCTGGTATTTTCATCTGTATTTCCTGTATGAATAAGGATATATTCAAAGCCAGGTACATCTTGTATGTGTAACATACCATGGTGCATAATCCCATACTTAGCTGCATACCTTGCATGGAATCCACCAGTAGTTCTAAGTTTAATATCATAAGTACCTTCAGGTATGCAGGTTTCGTGCATTACTTTTACCGCCTGGTACTGGTCCTCTAGTGTATAGCACTCAAAGATTCCATCAATAAATAATAATCCTGATGTGGCATCTTTACCGAATTGTGTTCTAACTACTTGTAGTTTCATTGTATCTCCTATCTGTGTCCGTACTTGCAGTT